TATTCAGATCCAACTACTCAAAAGCCAACTTACTTGAACTATTACCCTGGTGGTGTAGCTGCAAGTGACATACAAGCTTTTGTTGTAGATGACCCAGATGCGGTGTTCTTAATAGATGCAGACGAAGCATTTACAAGAGCAGATCTTTTCAAGAACTACGCCGTTAACAATACAGTAGGTGTAACGCAAACAGGACTTTCAAAAGTTCAATTAGATGTGAGTAACTCAGGAACGACAATATCATTCGTGCTTCAAGCAATTGATATTTCGCAAGACCCTGATAACTCAGATACCGCAACGAGTAATGCTAATATATTGGTAAGAATAAATCATCACCAATACAGAAGCAGAACAGGCGTATAAGGAGAATAAATTATGGCTATATCACGTTCGCAACTAGTTAAAGAACTAGAGCCAGGTTTGAATGCTTTATTCGGCCTGGAATACAAAAGGTATGAAAATCAGCACGCTGAGATTTATGCTACAGAAACATCCGACAGAGCTTTTGAAGAAGAAGTAATGTTAAGCGGATTTGCTTCTGCACCAACTAAACAAGAAGGTGCTGGAGTAGTGTTTGATCAAGCAGGTGAAACTTTCACAGCAAGATACAACCACGAAACAATCGCTTTAGCATTTGCTATCACTGAAGAAGCGATCGAAGACAACCTATACGATAGACTTGCGGGCAGATATACAAGAGCCCTTGCAAGATCTATGGCAAACACGAAGCAAGTTAAAGCTGCGAACATTTTGAACAATGCGCAAGTTACATCTGCAACTGGTGGAGATGGTGAATCCCTAATCGGAAACAATCACCCACTAGCTACAGGCGGAGCTTTCTCAAACGTTCTTACTGTTGCTGCAGATCTTAACGAAACTTCTCTCGAGCAGTCATTAATTGACATTGCTGGATTTGTCGATGAAAGAGGCTTAAAAATTGCTTCTTCTGGTAGAAAAATGATAATTCCAAAAGAATTACAATTTACTGCTGAGAGAATCATGAAGTCGCCAATGAGAGTTGGAACTGCCGACAATGACATCAATGCAATTAATAACATGGGAATGGTTCCTGAAGGTTACAGAGTTAATAACTTTTTAACTGACACAGACTCATTCTTCTTGTTAACTGATGTGCCTAACGGACTAAAAATGTTTGTTAGATCACCAATCAAAACTGCAATGGAAGGTGACTTCGATACAGGTAATATGAGATTTAAAGCTAGAGAAAGATACTCTTTTGGATTCTCAGATCCAAGATGTATTTTTGGTAATGGAAACTTACCAACTAGTTAATAGTCAATATATTTAGCCCTTAGGGGTTACTTTTAAAGGGCGGTGCGTTTGCACTGCCCTTTTTTTTATGTTAAATAAAAATTATGAATTATGGTTTTAATTTGTTGTTTGGTTTTCCTGTGTACAGAACCAAAATTAATTCAGATGAATACAACAAACAAAATATTGTTGAAACAATTTTAGAAAATTTTAATAAAAAGAAAGAAAGAAATGCTTGGTCAATAGATTCATGGGGTACAAAAATTCATCAATCTTTGCATGATGATGATAATATTAATTTTAAAACACCAGATTATAGTAGTGTTTCAACCGCATATATTAAAGCCTTACAAGATTTTTTAAAAAATTTAAATTTTAATAAAGATATTAAATTTAATTTAAAAGTTATAAATTATACTATTTCTAATTTTCAGTCTATAATGGAACCTCATTTACATGGAAATAGCGAATTCAGCATGATTCATTATGTAAAATTTGATCCAAAAGAACATGCACCAACAACTTTTTTAAACCCCTATAATTTTTATGGATACAATGTAAGAATGGAATTTTTATCTAACAAAATGAATTTAAATAATTTACGAAATAGTTGGAATCAAGAGGAGTGGGCTTTTGACACGGAAGAGGATGATTTGATAATTTTTCCTGCAGTTTTGAAGCATATGGTAAAAAATAAAGATAGTAATAAAATGAGAATCTCCGTAGCTGCAAATGTAGAGATATTCTAGAGGTCTTTATTAGATCTTTATTTGAGTGTATAATACAAACACTAGATAATATAATTTTGTAGACTGACTAGTCAGACGGTATAGAGACTACAAAATTTAACCGCTATACAGGAGACAACTATTATGGCAAACACAACTTTTTCAGGACCGGTCATTTCTAAAAATGGCTTTATAGGTACTGGACCAGGATCAACTGTAGCACTAACAGCTAACACATCGTTAACTGTAAATGCTCACGCAGGAAGAATCCTTCTAACTCAAGATGCTGATGGTATTTTTACTTTACCTACAATCGTTGCAACAGCAGATGCAGCAGTTGCAGGGCCAACAGATTTCAATAATGCAAACAACATTGGTGCAACTTTTACTTTTTATGTAGATACAACTGCAACTGATGTTCAAATCGTAACTGATGGAACTGATAAATTTACAGGTGCAGCTATGGTAGCTGTAAATGATGGAGCTAAAAAAGCTTTCTTCCCTGGTGCATCTAATGATGTACTTACTATGAATGGATCAACTTCAGGTGGGATTATCGGATCTATAGTTTCAGTAACTGCTATTGAAGCAGCTAATTATTTGGTTCATAGCTCAATGTTGCTAGGATCAGGAACTATCGTTACACCGTTTAGCGATACGTAATATTAAATTGTGGCTCCTTCGGGAGCCACCAACAATAGGAGAAAATTATGTCAGGTGGAGGAAGTTTTACATCAGATCAACAAGCCATACACAAAGCTGCAGGCACTCATGTTATGAGACTTGGTAGAAATAGAATTACAAGCGTGCAAGCTAAGGGTCATGCTAGTGGTCAAGTTGAGTTTCATGATACAACTACAACAGGAGCTGTAGCATCAGGTAACTTAAAATTAAAATATGTTTTTGGAACTGAAGGAATTGATATCTACATGCCTGGGTCAGGTGTTTTATTTAAAGATGGTATTGTAGTTGTTATAGCTAATTCTTCAGTTACTATTACACACACGTAGGATGAGTAAGTTTAGACTTACTTATGCAGGTGGAAAATACGCAGGCAAAAAGCTTATTGATATTGTTAAAAGTATAAAACGCGTTGTAAGTAATAAAAAATCTAAAGCTAATATTGAAAAAGCAGGTCAGGGAACAAAATCTGTAAAAAGATATAACATAAGAGCAGGAGCTAGAGATAGCAAAATAATACCTCCAAAAAAACAATCTCAAAAAGGAAGTTCTTTTCAAACACATAATGTAAAAACACCTGGAGCAAATTCTGCTAGGGGAATGGGTTTATCAAGGTATGGAAGTGAAGGTTCTGCAGCATCCTGGAGAGCTGATATGGATAGGTTTCAAGAAATACCAATATCTGCTTTCCTAAAAAAGAAAAAAGCACTTGGTGGTGTTGCTAGTTTCAAAAGAGGCGGAGATAATATGCCTGCTAGAAATAAAAAAAACTTTAGATCCACTAAAAGTGGTGCAGGTATGACTGCTGCAGGTGTTGCAGCATATAGAAGAAAAAATCCAGGAAGTAAATTATCAACTGCAGTAACAGAAGACAATCCAGGTAAAAAAAGATCAGCACGTAGAAAATCGTATTGTGCAAGAAGTTTAGGACAAATGAAAAAGTTTCCTAAAGCTGCAAAAGATCCAAACTCAAGATTAAGACAGGCTAGAAGACGTTGGAAGTGTTAACGCATGGCCTACTTGAATGCTGATATACCACCTATATACTGTAAAATAAGAAAGGAATATTTATATGATCTCAAAAAACATCAAGGAGAAAGTGTTGACTGCTGTGTCTTTAGTGTGGTCTCTATTACAGATAGGGCTCTCTTATTTAACATTATGTTACCAAATGGTGCATGCTTTTGGCGTTTGCCTATATCAGCGTTTTTTCAAGAAAAATTCGATAGAGCCGAAGTGCCAGATATGCCTATCGACCAACTTCAGTTGTGGAATTGTTTTAGTTATTATCCTAGTGTTCATTGCTTTAGTTTTCTAAGAGGAAAACGAGGTAAGTATTATGGCAAAGATAAAAAAAATTATCCATTCGAATATTTATTTACAATTGATTGGGGCCATCCAGAAGGTAATATCTTGGATACAGAACATTCTGAAATTCCCGCTGAACATAAGTGTGCGCATATTTTGGCTCTTGATGACGGTAATTATGCAGCTCAGCCTAATAACCGTATTCTGTGGGACGCTCCTAACTATACTGTTGATGACGGGGTTCCAGACTATTCGGTTCAAACTACAAAATGGAATGTTGAAAATAAAGATTGGCTTACAGAGGATAGTGACAAGATGTTTTACGAAATAGAAGAAAAAACTAATGCAGAGGATAAGACATACGAATGATAGACAGATTTATATATAATTTTTTTGGTCTACTAGACAAGCTCTTTGACAATCTTCATAATATATTCAAGAGGAAAAAAAAATGAATATAGTAGATTTGTTAAAAAAAAATATAGTAATGATTCCTGTAGTCGCTTCAGTTATTGTGGGAACTTTTACAGGTGTTAGATATATTGTATCTCTAACAGAAACTATTAATAAAAATAAATCTGCAATTACGATAATAAATGATAAACATTTAAAGAATCAAATAGAATACATAGCTAGAATACAAGAAAATCAAAATCACTTATTATTAAATATAGAAAAAAACAAAGGTAATACAATTGTTACAAATGATAAACTAAAAAGACTTGAAGAAAAAATTAGGCAGTTAGAAATAGATTTTAAAAATTTTTTAATACAAAAGAGTAATTAATATGGAGTGTGCCAATATGAATTATTATTTTACAGGTGGAATTATTATTGCATTTGTTGTATTAACATTTTTAATAGCACCATTATGAAAGTAAGTGAGAATACATCGATAAGCATGCCAATGAAAAATATGCTAGCAATCATTGCTGGTGTAGCCATGGGTGTGTTTGCGTACACAGAGGTGACTAGCAGGTTAACAAGCCTTGAGACATCAAGAGAATTGTTTCAAGCAGACTTACTCAAGAAGTCAGAACAGCTGCCCACGGACCAGGAACAATACATGTTGATAGAAGATTTGTACAAGACAACAGAGAAGTTAGAGATAACTCAAGAACAGAATATGACTAACAAAGTCAACATAGAATTTTTAAAAGCTCAACTAGAAAAAGCGTTGGCTGATGTAGAACAATTAAAAGATAAAGTTAGAGCAAACGGAAAAGGGACACACTAATGGAAATTGTTATAGCTTTACTTATGATTGTTAATGGAGAAATAATAGAACACAGAATACAAGAATCAATGTCAAACTGTTTAAAAGGAAAAAGAATTGCTATGCGTTCTAATACAGGGGGTAATGTAGAATATCATTGTTTAAAATCAAAAGCAGAGACAGAAATTTATATGGGCCAAAAATCAATTGTTAAATTAATATTAAAATAGGAATAGCTATGAACTTATCTCGTAACTTTACTTTATTGGAGCTGATAAAATCAGATACAGCCGTTAGGAAGGGTATTAATAATAATCCTAATGCAGGGCAAATAGAAAAATTAAAAGATCTTTGTGAAAATATATTACAACCCGTACGTGACCACTTTGGTAGAGTTAAAGTGACTAGCGGGTTCCGTTCAGAAGACCTTTGCCTTGCGATAGGGTCTAGTAGGAATAGTCAACATGCAAAAGCTGAGGCTTGTGATTTTGAATGTGTAGGAGTTGATAATGCTGAAGTAGCTGATTGGGTAAAAAAGAACCTTGAAACAGATCAATTGATTCTCGAGTATTACACGCCCGGAGAACCCAACAGCGGGTGGATCCACGCAAGTTGGATTCCTGAAAACAGAAGAGCACAATATCTTCTTGCTTATAGACAAGAAGGTAAAACTAAATATAAACCAATACTAGGTAAAGCAAAGGATATATTATAATGGCAATAGGACGAGGACAAATAACTGCTCAAATAGATGGCAAGCTTAGAGGTGCAAGAGGTGAAAAAAAGAAAAAATTACAAGTTAAAAACAAACTTAATCGCAAAAAACCTAAGGTCTTCAAAGTTTAGTCAAAAAGTGATACAATCCAAGAAATTGTACAACCGTAAAAAGGATATTAATGGCAACTTCAGGGACTACAGCATTTGATTTATCTATAGAAGAAATCATACAAGAGGCTTACGAAAGATGTGGCATGTCCACAACAAGTGGTCACAGTCTAAGATCAGCGAGAACTAGCTTAAATTTACTTTTTGCCGAGTGGGCAAATAGAGGGATTCATCTTTGGAAAGTAGCCCTACATGAAAATGCATTAGTTTCTGGTCAAGCTGAATATGCTGTAGACTCCGCCGTAAGTGATGTTTTAGAAGCTTTTGTTTCAACTACTGCTGCAGGAGCAAATACTGCAAGTACACAAGATGTTGCTTTGACGAAAATTGATAGATCTGCTTATTCAGCATTACCTAATAAGCTAGCCTTAGGTCAACCATCGCAATATTATGTAGACAGACAAGAAATACCAAAAATATATTTATATCAAGCACCTAATCTAATTACATACACTACTTTAAAATATTACGTAATTAAAAGAATACAAGATGCAGGTGCGTACTCTAATGATGCTGATGTAGTATTTAGATTTTTACCTTGTATGGTCGCAGGACTTGCATATTATTTAGCTATGAAAAATGCACCCACGCTTGTACAACAAAATAAATTAATTTATGAAGATCAATTAAAAAGAGCTCTTGATGAAGATGGTCAAAGAGCATCTACTTATATTACACCTCAATCTTTTTATCCTAATGGAGTATAACTATGGCTAAATTTGCAACAGGTAAAAGAAGTTTATCAATATCAGATAGATCTGGTATGGCATTTCCATATCAAGAGATGGTGAAGGAATGGAACGGATCATTAGTTCATTACTCTGAATTTGAACCAAAACATCCACAAATAAGACGTAGACATTTTACTGCTGATGCAATTGCATTACAAAATACAAGACCAATGAGATTTCAACAACCAACCGATATATCAAATATAAACCCACAAGCACCCCAAGACGATACAATAGTAAGTTCAGGTGGTTCAATGGTTGGAATAGCTAATTTATCATTACCAGGTCAATTTGCTTTTCAAACACAATACGTAGAAGTAATCAGAAATGGAGTAACTACAATTTCTCAAAGTATGCTTCCACAAGATCCTTCTTTGCAAAATAGAAGAAGACAAGCAGAATTAATTTTAGGTAACGTTACAGTGAGTATTACATAATGGCAATAACACATTCAAATTTTTTAACACAAGTAAGAAACTATACTGAAGTTGATAGTAATGTTTTAACTGATGCTATCATTCAGGATTTTATAAGATCTGTTGAGTTAGATATTGCAGGTAAAGTTGATTATGATGATTTAAGAAAATACGCTACTTCAAACTTTACAGCTAATAACAGATATGTATCCATACCATCAGATTCTTTAATATTAAGATCTGTACAAGTTATTGATGGTTCAGGTAATAGAACTTTTATGGAAAAAAGAGATACAAGTTACATATCAGAATTTAATGGGACAGGAGCAACAGGAACTCCAAAATATTACGCAAATTGGGATGATTTTAATATCTTAGTTGCACCAGTACCTGCTACTGCTTTAGAAATACAAATTAATTATATTAAAGACCCACCAAATTTTACTTCTACTAATGAAACTTTTATAGCTAAATATCAAGAGTCTATGTTATTGCATGGTGTATTAACAGAAGCTTTTAGATTTTTAAAAGGTCCTATGGATATGTACAATCTTTATGAAAAGAAGTACAATGAAGAAGTACAGAATTTTGCCCTACAACAAATGGGTAGAAGAAGACGAGCGGAGTATGATGATGGTGT